CGCGCTCTAGCGTGCCACGCAGCATGTTTAAGCTGCTTCATAACAGTATCATGAGAACCTGGTGGTGCAGTAACGTGGAAATGATCGTGATACTCTACAGTTGCCGGACCGTTGTATTCAGAAGTCTGGTACTGCTTCCTCTGCGACGGAGCAGGAGCACGTCTTGTTGTAGTTCTCTGACGTCTAGTTGTTGATCTAGCGGCCCGTCTTGCAGGCTCAGCAGTTCGTCTAGCTTGTCTTTGAGTTCTTCTTCCTTCTGGCGATTGAGCTTGTCTAGCTTGACGAGACAAAACAGGAAACATTTGCGCTATCAATCTACGCAGCCACATCGTAAGTTTCCTGTCTTGCGACTGCAAACCTGATAGAATAGCGAGCGCAATCTTTTTACCTTGCTGCTCGTAAATCTTTAATTGATTGCGCAAATCCCTCCGAGTTTGTGCCTCGATCAGCTTCTGACTCTGTTGGAAAGCCTTTAAGTATTCCTTCCACACCGACGGAGAAGATTTAGCGAGAGCCTTAATCTGAGGCAATGCAGTTGGTCCAAGTGCGCGCAATTGAGCAATCAATTCAGGCGGAGCACCTCTGCGCTGCAACAAAGCCAACTCTCTATTGAACTCCCTGAACTGTCTGATTTGAGACTGAAGGTCTTTCAAAATATCTTTGGCCGTCTGTTTATAGCCATAAGCCATTTTGTCCTGCATTACAGCAGATTGACTGAATGGCCCCTGGAAAAGAGTTCCAAAGATTTCTTTATTCTTCTGCAAGAAGTCATCGTATAGCTGTTGGAGATTACCCAGGATACTGTTAACCGTCTGTTGAGCTTTCTGTGCAGCTTCATTAACCTTGGATTCTGTAACACCAATAATCTGATCTACGGCCTGCATCTGCAAGTCGCTAGCGCGAGCCTGCAAAGTAGCTAGAGCAGCGTAATATGCTTTCCACGCTGCTAACGTATTTTGCTTCTTCGCAAGCCTTTCTAATCTCTGTACATTTCTAGCTTCATGCAGAATGTATTGATCGGAATATCTCTGCTGAGTCTTAGTCTGATTTTCTTTAGCCGAGATCACTTCTTGAATAGCCTGTAGCTGAGCACCAGTGAATGCTTTACTCAGCTGGTTTTGTAGATTGTAATACCGTTGCCAATTCGCGACTGTAGGAGATTTCTGTGCAATCCTGTTAGCCTGGACTAAGAGATTAATCCACTCATTAACGCTACGTGTATCCGTTCTGCTGATACCAGCACCACGAGTTACCAAAGGAGCAGCTGCACGTGCTCCTCGACGAGGTACAGGAATGTGTGGCTGGAATCCGCCGATCGCTCTAGTAAAACCAGTCCAATTTTTTAAAGCTGCCTGAGTATTTAAATCAATTACAGCGCGAATATGATACTGACGTCGGATGAATCGAGCAATCCAAGCGGCCAGCCCTCTAGGTGGCTTATTAGGATCTAACTCAGCTTGAATAATCAGTTTGAGTTCTTGCGGAGTAAGCATCCTGTGGAGCCGCTGCATTATAGCTTGAACGTCATTGACCATTCCTTCTGTAATTCTATTGCCGGGAACTAGTTGAGCACGCTGCAAACTAACGAGCATGGTTCTTACGGCAGCGGTAAATCTAACTCCAGTCTCCTGTGAAGAATCTTGGAACTGTCTCAACCGAGTTCGTGCTTTTTCAATCGCATCGTTTACGCTATTAATACTTGCTACACCTAGCCCGAGTGATCTTGCCAAAGCTTCACCCTGACGAAATGCACCAGGATCTGAACTCCTGAACAGGACTAATATCTGATTAAGTTTTGCGAGTCTTTGCTCGGAGTTTTGTATGTCAGCCTGGTATCTCTGCTGAGCACTTAAAGCTTTCGAAACATCACCGGCAGAAGTGTAGTAGTCTTTCCAGGATTTATTCAATCTATCCAGGATATCGCCACGTTGTAAAAGAAGTTGATTCAATGCTCTTTGTGCCGAAGTTCTGTCATCGCCTCGTGGAGCGTTCCTCAATTGAGTTCGCGCTTCCGTAATTTGCGCGTTTATTTCTTGCAAATCAAGAGTGGCTTGCGCAACATCTCTTAAATGCTGACCGGACTGAGCGAAACTATTCGCAGCGTCGGTGCCAATCCTTAATTGTCTATTCAATTCCTCTTGCTGTTTAGCTAATTCGGCAGCTTGTTTAGCCGCGTCCTGTGATCTTCTATGAAGTAAATACAAGCCACCAGCTAATGCGGCTACACCAACACCAACCACAGGGAGAACAGTACCAAGAGAACCACCAGCTAAAGCTAATCCTCCTAAACCGGCGGCGGCACCTTCTGCCGCAACTCCTGTACTAATCCCAGCGGCTGCGCGACCACCTATAGCAACTGCTGGACCAGCAGCAGCTGCCGTAGCAGCACCAGCTACTGCACTTCCAAGTCCTACAATTTTCTGTACAATCTCCGCTTCTGTTAAAGCTTTGATAGCAGTGAGCAGTTTGTAAACTACGGTTGTCATTAACACGAGGCCAACAACAACCGAAGCGGTGGATTTTGTCCAAGCATCCCACAGGGCATCTGCGCCACCAATTCCCTGTTTCAGTATCACGAAAGCTGCAACGAGTAAACCCATCGTTCTTAGCAATCCCATAACACTGAGTTCTAATGTCGAAATATTCTGGATGAGCCTGATGAAGATTACACCGCCCGCAGTCGCGGCTAGAAGTCTGAGTACATTCCTGAACCCGCCGAGACTTTCAACAATTCCAAATATCTGCTTGTGGAATAAGATGAGAGCAGGAATCATAGCTGTAAGTCCTAGACCCGCGGCGAGCCCGACTCTAGCTTGTCCCGCCTCTGAACCTAAAGTTTTAATAGCACCACCGGCAGCTTCTGCGTCTTTAGTAACAAGACCTAAGAACGTGCCGACGTTGCCAATACCGGCAATAGCAGTTATTACGCCACCGATAGTTCCGGCGACAACTAGGAACGCGCCACCGAGCAATGTAGTCAACCCGATCAGAATACCGAAGTATCCGATTAGCTGTTTTGTATGCGGACTTAGATTGTTAAACCACGTAGTCGCACTCTTAATGTGGGGTGTTAATTGAGCAACGGCAGGAAGGACACCCATACCTATAGCTAACGCTAGAGCTTTCATCTGGTTGATGAATTCTTGCCACCTAACGCCGGGTGATTCTTGAGCAGCTTTTAATGACTTAGCTAACTCATTAGTATCGCCGCTCACACTTTTTAGAATACTGCCTGCTTCGCCTAAATGCTGCATATAGGTCACAAGAACTCGTCTAGCCTGAATTGTGCCTTGCGTCGTTCCGCCAATACTCTTGAAAAAGTTCTGCAAGAACGTCGAACCCTGTTTTACTTGGCCGTGGAACTTCGCCATTATATTAGTGGCGATTTGCTGGATGGGTAGGAGTCTCTGAACACCATCCGTAGTCTTAGTGATCGCAACTCCTTGCTGTCTCAATGCGTCGACAACATCTTTACGAGAGAAAAGCTCGATCAAACGGGCATAGCCTGTAGCGCCTAAACGAATATTTGGGAACTGACGTGATAAGAACGCAATAGAGGCAGCCATTTGTGTGAAGTTATAACCAGCCGCTTGTGCAGCAGGAGCAGCTTGGCCCAACGTTCCAACAAATTCGCTCATAGTTAACTTACCGAAACGAACAGCCGCTTGCATCACATTCAATTGTTTTGGAACGTCAGCGACTGAAACGCCGAACCTGTTGATTAAAACGATGCCGGCATTAGTCGCTTCTTGCAATGAAACGAGGCCTTGGTTGGCAACAGTTACTTTATTGAACTCTTTAAGTAATTGGATACCCTGTTTCAGCTGGTTTAGCTGACTGCCCTTTAAAGTAATACCTGAGAAGATTTCGTAGGCAGCGCGAGTTTGCTCACCAGGGCCAGCGGTGACTCTACCGGCCTGCAACATTTTCAGGATTTCAGCCTGAATAAACTTAGAGTTCTGCTGAACCTGTCTTACAGTATTTTGACCAGCGATAGTAGACTGCGTAGCAGCAATCGTAGCCTGAGTTGAAAAATCAGCAGCAGCTTTTCCTGCGAAGCCGAACGCAGCTGTAGCCGCTATGCCGAAGGTTGCTAGTAATGTTCCGGCGTGACGTAGATAAGTTGAAATTGCTCCCAATCTATCTAGCGGGAATCTATTTAAAGAGGCCGTGGCATTCTGCAAATTCTGTCTAGCTACTAATGCCTGTGCTGTGGCCGCTTGTCTACGCCCGGCCGCAACTTTGGTTGCTTCCGCATTACGAAGCTCAGCTGCGCTAAGTTTATCTACCTCAGCTGTATATGCTTGGAGCGAACCAAACTGAGCTTTCATTTGAGCATCAGTTAAGCCGAGAGTTGTGGCGAATACAGCCTCTTGCTTCTTAAGATTTTCTAATGCGGCCGCAGCTTCTTTCTGTGCTCTAGTCATTTGAGCAGCACCCATTGGTGCGCCCGCCATAGGACCTCGGCCAACTAAAGCTTGTTCTAATGTCTTAGCGCGTTCTCGTTGAATATTTTGAGCGGCGTAAAGGCCAGGTAAGTTTTTAAGAACTCCATGTCTAGCCAGAGTAGTTTCGTAGAGTTGTTTTTCTTGTGCAGCCGCTGCTTTACCGGCCGCAATTGTTTGAGCCTGAATAGCCAGATCACGCGAACGCAAGCGCGTACTTTGCTGTGCGGCTCTAGCACTAGCATAAGCACGTTGCGCTTGTTGAACATCGCGCTGGCGCATAGCCAGACCTTGCTTACCTAATGCAGCAAAGTCAGCGGCTATGCGCCTTAAAGGACGTGTAGCACGATCTTCTACACGAACCGCGAAATAAATGTCACGTGCGTAACTTGCCACTCGTTGACTCTCGCTCTAATCTATCTTTCTCGGCTTCGCCAAGTATTTCAAGAACCTTATTCAAGCGATGCATCTCATTCGGAATTTGATCCATAGCCCCACCCTCTCTAGGTAGGACGTGGAACGCTTCACAAAACTGCGCTATCTCAATCCAATCAAGTGCATCTTCTACGGTATCTTTGCTAACCCAGCGTCCGTTGCTTCGTTTGAATCCGTTGTTGATGTTTCCTTGTTGGCGGATGATTCTAATAACCGCTTCTGAAAATCCTCGAAGTCTTCCTCATCCTCCAATTCATTTAGGTCGGCGATTGCGTATTCAATTTCGGTACCAATTCGTGGATTCAATGATTTAAATGTCATTGGATTACTAAAGTCTAATTTCTGTTCTTTAGTGTCAGTTAGGTTGTGGTCAACAATACAGTAAGCGAAATCAAACTGTACTGCCCATTCATTAGCAGTTTCAAACTCCATAACCGCATCGTCCGCACCAGGCGTATTCATGCGACCTTTACCTTGCGGTGTGGAGCGGGCACGCATAAACATCTTGGCCTGCTTATCCCTACGCTCTAACTTCTTTCCGTAAGGAAGTGGCCGAAGTTCTACGTACCCGCCCTCACACGACTGTAAATCGACTCTTACAGTAACGCTAGAGTCAACTGTTGCAACTGGCATTAGCCCTCTCCTTCTTACTAGGTAGTTAACGGAGGTAGAGTTAGATCGGTCGGTGACTTGATTTCGATCTTGTAACCTTCAACCCCCGACAATCCACCAAGAACACGTCCTGTAGTTCTAGCCATAACAAGATCGCCCATACCACTCAAGCCAATTTCGTAAGTAGCGTAGACGGCCTTGTAGCACGTAATTCTATATGCCTGTGTAGCAGCGGCCCACGTAGAACCGGCACCACCAGGAATAACTGATTCGAATCTATAAGCCTTGAAACTCGCAGCCTTATAAGCGTCATATTCTGTTCGACTAAGGAAGTCAAGTTCGGTATCGAAACTCGGCTCAGTAATACCATACTTAATGTACGAAGCCGACCTCTCACGAATG